GTAAGAGCCGCATAATTTGTTCCAGTTGTATAACCACCAACCGCCACGTTTCCAGTTCCAGTTGTATTAGCAACTAAAGCTTGCGAACCAAACGCTGTAATTAGGCCGGTGGTATTAGAATAACCTGCTTGATAACCAACAGCGGTGTTGTAGGATGCTGTGGTGTTGGACTGAAGTGCAGATTGACCGACAGCAGTGTTGTAATCACCAGTAGTGTTTGCATACAAAGATACAGCACCCAAAGCAGTGTTTGATGTGCCTGTAGTGTTAAAGCGTAGAGTTTCTCTACCTACCGCCACTCCGTTTGTGCCAGTTGTGTTGGCATAGGCGGCTTGATAACCTACAGCAGTGTTGTTAGAGGCTGTTGTGTTGCTGTAAAGCGCTTGTTCTCCAATTGCTGTATTGCTTCCACCTGTTGTATTTGAGCGAGCCGCATTAGTTCCAAAGAAGGCGTTATACAAACCAGTTGTGTTGCTATATCCAGCCTGACCACCAAAGGCGGCAAGGTTAGCGCCAGTTGTATTGCTATATCCAGCCTGATAACCAACGGCAGTATTTTGGTTTGCTGTGGTGTTGAAGCGCAAAGCGCCATGACCTAAAGCCGTGTTAAAAGTGCCGGTTGTGTTAAATTGAAGTGCTGTGTAACCAAGTGATGAGTTAAGAAAACCTGTTGTATTAGAACCCATTGCCGCACGACCAATGGCTGTATTTTGATAGCCTGTTGTATTAGCCGCAAAAGCCCCTAAACCAAAAGCAGAATTGTCATCGCCAGTTGTATTTGCGTATCCCGCTTGATGACCGACAGCTACGTTATTTGTACCAGTCGTATTTGCGTATAACGCCTGATAGCCAACAGCGGTGTTAAATGATGCGGTGGTGTTTGAGCCAAGAGCGCCATTACCAAGTGCAGTGTTGTTAGAGCCTGTGGTGTTAACGGCTAATGCAGAATTGTATGTAGCGCCATCCCCAGCACCAATAGCAAGATTACTTGCGCCAGTTGTATTGTTATATAAAACATTCCAACCAACAGCAGTGTTATAACCGCCCGTAGTATTTGACCGTAATGCGCCCGAACCAATTGCGGTTAAATAAATTCCGGTGGTGTTTGTCAAGGCGGCTTGATAACCAACAGCCGTGTTAAATGAGGCTGTGGTGTTGGAGAAAAGCGCTGAATAACCAACAGCGGTATTGTTTTCAGCAGTAGTGCTTGCGTTCAAAGACCCCCAGCCAATTGCGGTGTTTAAACTGCCAGTAGTGTTTGCTATTAAAGCTGAACGACCTACTACTGTATTGCTATTTCCAGTTGTGTTTGCTTTGAGTGATTCAACCCCTACAGCGGTATTTGCAATACCAGTTGTGTTTGCAAATCCTGATTGCCGCCCAATAAAGGTGTTGTTATTGCCAGTAGTATTACTGAAACCAGCTTGATAACCAAATGCGTCTAATGTTGCACCAGTGGTGTTTGAATACCCAGCCTGAAAACCAATCGCAGTATTGTTACCCGCTGTGGTGTTGGCTTGGAGGGCTTGCACACCCAATGCAGAATTGTTTGCACCAGTTGTATTAGATAAAAGCGCATGAAACCCAGAAGCTGTATTACTGCCACCTGTAGTATTTAACGCAAGAGCGTTTCTTCCAGTAGCGGTATTAGACGAACCTGATGTATTTGTAAGAAGTGCTTGTTGACCAATAGCGGTGTTTTCAGTACCAGTATTTGAACCAGCCAAAGCACTAGCACCCACCGCAGTATTGGTAGACACAGCACCTGCACCACGACCAACAGTCAGACCATAAACAGTCAAATCAGTACCAGAGTACAACAGGTTAGCAGAATCAACCAACGCACCGCCTGTGCTTGCGTAAACCACGCGACCCGAAGTCAAGCCCGAATCAGCAAGGTCAGCAACCGTCAGGCGTGTGCCGTTAAACACCATGTTGGCAGAGTCAACCAGCAAACCGCTGGTGCTTGCGTATGGCACACGAGTAGCAGTCAAAGAGTTAACGGTCAGATTGCCCGTCACTGTTAGGTTTGTAAATGTGCCCGAGCCAGAAGTGTTACTCACCTTCACAAAGTCAGAGCCGTTCCATGCACAAACAGCAGACTCACCGGCAACAATAGTCACACCAGTCGTTGGGCCAGCACCTACCAACTTGACAGAGAAGCCGCCTGTAGTGGCGTTGATAACCGTATAAATCTTTGACTGGGCTGGCGCTGTAACCGTACGCAATGCCGTACGTGCACCTGAGAACAAGAGGATAGCTTGACGAGCCGTATTTGCAGCGCCTGTGGTTGTGGTCAGTGTGACATCAGTATCCACGCTGACGTTGGTTGTACCCGCAACAGAGGTGTCGAGAAGAGATGTAATGCTGTTGTTTACAGTGTCACCCCAAGTGCCGCTCAATTCGCCTGTGACTGGAAGTGCCAGACCTAAGAGTGATGTATATGCTGTAGTCATGTTTTAAACCTCAAGTTACAATTTCTTCCCATTCGGGAGTTTGTGTTGTTGCGACTGTAGTCCAAGTGGGTGTCTGCGAATTGCTGATATTTTGCCAGTTTGCGTCTTGGCTGTCATCTATTGGTTTCCAATATACCGCAATTACATCACCAACTGCACCCGTTGCCGCAACACCTGTCAAAGCTTTAATGCGCTCTGCCACCGTCATCGTGCCTACCGCGCCCGTAGTACCAACACCAGTCAGTGCAATTGAGCGATCAGCCGTTACAGAACCAACTTCACCTATCGCAGTGTTTGGTAGCAGAGGAACAATCACTTGCCCTGCAAGTCCCATAGCGGCAACGCCACTCAGAGCAACCGATGCCGACTGAACAACCGTGCCTACCGCGCCTGTACCTGCAACGCCTGTTATGGCTTTGCTTCTGTCTGGGCTAACCGTGCCAACTGCGCCAGAGGCCAATACGCCTGACAGGGCAACAGTGGATGAATTAACAACCGAGCCAACCGCGCCTGTAGCCGCTACACCCGAAAGATCAACGGCCTTGCTCTGAACAACTGTACCAACTGCGCCCGATGCGGCTACGCCTGTGAGGGCTACAAAAACTTCAATACCAACTGTGCCAACTTCACCTGTCGCTACATCACCCTGCTCGGGAATAATGATCGACTCTGTGACATCCCCAACTGCGCCCGATGCGGCTACGCCCGTAAGAGCGACTGTGCGATCAGCCGTGACAGAGCCAACCGCACCAGAAGCGGCAACGCCTGTTGCATCGAGAGTACCGCCCCAGCCATTACTCCCCCACGCGCCGTCGCCCCAGCCGAGAGACATGGCTTACCTTTTAGGTTGTGGACAAGCGCAGCAAAGCGGTTGTTGTGGTGTTGGAAGGCATGGTCAGAGTGAACGTACCAGCCGTGATGGTCTGAGAGCCGAATGTATGAACAGACACCGCCTTGTCAGACTGGCTGCTGTTATAGATCAACACGCAATCAAACGCTGTGCTCAAAGTCACAGTTGTGTACGTGATAGATGCCGAAGGTGTCCAGTACGCCACGCCAGCAGTTGCTGAGCTGTTTGTAGCAATCGGAGCCGTAGCGTTAGTCACCGTAACACCGCCAGCCGTGTAGCCTGTACCCGTCACCTCGTTGGTAGATGAGTAAGCTGTGGTAGCTGCGTTAACAGTAGCTGAAGTCAAATACAGCGCTGCCTTGAATGTATCGGCAGTAGTAGCCGCACGGATCGGAGCAGTGCCAAAGTTGTGAGTGGCCGTCATGAGTTCGCCCATGAACGAAGTGCACATTGATTGAGTATTTGCCATTTGTGGCTCCTTATGCAATTGATGCGGCTTCAGCAGCCACGTAAGTTAATGGTTTCTTCAGAGTCACATGGGCCGACCGGTGAACTAACTCACCCTCAAGCCAATACTCTACCCAAGTGGTGGTCTCATTGTCATTATCTACGACCCCTTCTTTTTTCTCAAGAAGAGAATCATCCATTTCGCCTTTGGTGGTAGTAACGATCAATTTGAACTCCTGATTAAAGCTGCCGTTGCAGTGTTGGCAGGCATTGTGATTGTGAAATTTGCAGATGTTTTGTCTGAACCAAAATCCAGCACGGCAATAGATTTATTACCCCGAGTCACGTTGTAGATCAAAGCACAACGAGAAGTTACGGATGCATTAAACACAACGTTATTAAAGTTAATGTAAGCCGTATACCCATCAGAGTTAAGCGTCACCCCGGTTAGAGTGACACCGCCCGCTACATAACCACCGCCAGTCACTTCATTGGTTGTAGAGTAAATGGTTGTAGCTTCGTTTAAATTTGCGTTTGCTGTGTACAAAGCAATCTTGAGCGTGTCCGTAAGCATGTTGTGAACAGCTTGGTACAGCTCCGTCTTGAAGCTTGTGGTTTGAGTTTGGACAATTGAACTCATGAAACTTGAACCCTAACCTGTCCATCTCGGTAGGCATCACCACGTTGCTTACCATCACCAAGGTTTTTATACAAAGCAATTGCCTGCATGTAACGCTCTTGAGCAAGGCCAATCATATCTGCCTCACCCTTCATGTAAACAAGAGCTTCACAGATCGTGCCGTACAGCAGTACAGAATCAAAGTTATCACCCAACCATGTAGTTCCAGCGGTAACGATAGACTCTGGGTAGTAGTAATAATGCAGCTCTGCAACGTAAGTTGCATTGGGTGTTGGGCCAACAATAAACGACAACTCGTTTGTAACCGTACCGCCAGTGACAGTAGGGCCGAACAGTGCGTAGTGCTTAGGCTCAGCCACATAAGATGACAGAGGATAAGCAGAGCGGATGAAGTTCACATCCTTGTTTAACAAGTACAAGTAGTCACCTTGAAAGGTCACCGAGCTTGAGACTGTGGTTGCGTTGTTCTCAGTCAAGTAGATTGTAGTTCCGCTAATGCTACGAACAACGGCATTAGTCCCAATACCTGAACCTGTAACTTGCTGGCCCACCGCAATACCTGTCGTAGATGCCACTACAATTGACTTTGCTCCGGCAGTGCCGGTAGCAGTTGTTGTGTTCTGCGGATATACCGCAAGGCTATATACAGAGAGGAAATCCTCTGGTGCAGACAAGTACTTGTTTGTTGAGGTAATCGTGCCTGTCACGTTCTTTCGCAAGTTGGCTGGCTGCGCAGTGTTATAGATGCGCTGCTCCGCCTGACGTATGAACGTATTCATATTGTCAGTTGGGAAAGAGTTCTCGCAGTAATCGCTTACCTGCGTGACAAGCTCGGTGTAGTTCATGCCATCGGGCCTCTACTCATAAAGCCTTTGGTAGCTGCTCCAGCGCCACGCATTTTGATACCAGTTGTCTTTGTTGCTGGCTGTGCACGGCGACTAATATTTCCAACAGACATATTGACGGTATTGGCATCGCTATGGTCAGGGCCAGAACCGGGATTTTCG